TACCTAAAAGTGAATAGATATGCTGAATACCAGCTTTTAACTCAACTGGAAAGACACCACCACCAGTTAAAGGGGCTTCTACTTCAGAGAAACCTTTAATAACAGTCTGGTCAACTGTACCTTGCCTAACCTCGTAGTCTATAGTAGAACTATAGTTACTAATACTCGCACTATTTATTAAAATGTCTTGGACACTATCTATTTGACCTTCGGATAAGGCAAATAATAGTCTCATTGTCTGTTTAGAGGATAAAGTATCAGCAGCTTCTACAGGAGTATGTCCACCACCTTTCTTTTCACCATAAATTACTGGTAAGTTTTCCATTATGCTGTAACCTCTTCTGTAAATGCACCAGATGAAATAAGTACTGCGCCACAGTAAGGATTGCCAAATATAAGTGGTACACTACCACCTTGATTTCTTACTATAGGCGCACCATTAAATAAATTAGATTTGTTTTGCTGTGCGGCAGGGTCTTGAGAGAATTCTGGGGTAGGAGACAAAGCAGACATTAGCATATTAAGACCTATGCTAAGTGCTAGATTAAGTACCATAGTTATTGCTGTAGCATAAGTAGCCATAAAAGCAGCCACAGAAGCCATAACCCCTCCAGCGGCTCCAGCTGAAGCCGAAGCAGTCATTAAAGCACCAGCAGCCCAACCTATAACAGCAGGAGGAAATTCACCTTCAATCTCAGGTACAATAAATAAACTATCAAACCCTTCAAAGCTAGAAAACACCACTTCAGGTACTAAAGCTACAAAACTATCTTCGCTAGTAGAATCAGCTAATACAAACTTATAGTTATTATTTAACAACTCATCAGCAAAGCTATCACCTTTCTGCAAGCGCAGTAAACTAACTACTTCTTTTATATTAGAAGCAAATAATTCAAATACCTCAGGATTTTCACCTGAAAGAATAACAACATTTAGTTTAGCCGACATATTTTAATACCTTATTTATTCTTCCTAAGAAAGTTTCAAAAGGAACTGATACACTAATCATACCTTGATGAATAATCTGACCTTTCCAATAGATACCTAAATGATTACAAGTAAAGCCACCGTGGTCTAACAGAACTAGATTACCGTCTGTAAGTTCCTCAAAAGGAATTTCTTTAAACCCATAATCCTCGAAATAGTCACTAAATATATCATTCATGTGTCTAATATCTTGGTAATCTTTATCTACTAGAGAATCTCTCAGAATAATATCAAGTTCAAACCTATAAAAGTCCTGAACTAAGTTATAACAATCATAGATAAACCATTGAAAAGGTCTACCGATATACTCATTACTAGGAACTCTTGGAAACTGAATTGGGTCTGTAACTGTTAAACTCTCGCAGCCGACAATTAACCAAGGTAAACCAGTTTTCTTCTGATTAACATAATCAGTATAACTAGGGGTTCTTAAATCAAATAGTTCCTGTTTCTTTAAAGCTCTAGTATGGGAATGAACGACCGCTATAGCTTTGCTAAACCCTCTGGCATAGTCTATACTGTCTATTCTAAATGACTTTTCCGGTTCCTCAGCAGTATTCTTTACAGGAATAAAATCATCTTCAGTTAGGAAACCACACATTTCCTGCGGATAACAGTTTAAGGTATGTTCTCTAATCTTCTCAGACTGTTTGAAAGTCAACTCTATTCTATCTGACATTTTTATTAATCCCAAGTCCAGGAAAGTCTTTCTTTAACATCTGCCGTTTAGGAAGGAAAGCTCTTTCTTTATCTCTGAAATCCCTTAACTCAAAGGATAATGTAGTTCTATTATGGGAAGTCTTTTTAGCTATAAAGTATTTCAATGGCGGCAGCGATACCTTACTAGGGGAATTCAAATAAGGTGTAAATGTTCTAATATAAGTAACAGTAGCACCTATAATATCCCCGTAGGCAAAAGCTAACTGACCAATATACTTATTAACATTAGCTATTACTAACTTTGGTCTTGGAGGCGCACCATCAGAAGAAAAAGATACTTCAGAAATCTGTATAGGGTACGGAACGTAGTCATTCCCACCAAAACTAACAGCTTTTATATTAGCTAGGTCAGTAGAGTCAGTCATAGTAGCTACTCTAAACACGTTACCAACTAGAGCCGGAACATTAGTAGAAGTTAAATCAATCTCAAAAAGCTCTACTAATGCTGGAACTTCTGATTTTAGAACATCTTGATTAATAGTCATATGTCGAAGACCTGAACTAACTTACAAGAAATAGAAAATACGCCATTTCTATTTAAAGTTTTTCTGGAGTACCCTTCATTAGTGATTCTGAATTTCAATTGTACTGTTTCATTAGTAGGAGTCCAAGTTAGTATTCCCCAAGAACCAACACTATCTAATACAGTTTCTACAGTATTTCTTTCAGTTAATGTTAAAGCGCCCCACTCAACATTCCATGAAGCTACTTTAACATTAATACCATTAGGTGCTATTTGTTGATAACCATCCCCAAACTGGGAGGAGATGGCTCTGAAACTAACAGACTTATCACTTGAAAGTGCTATTTTATTAGGTAAAGGCAAAGCTGTTGTAGTCATGTCTTATCCAAATTTAGTAGTTCTATTAAGTGAGTTGCCTGGTCTAGCTGCTAATCCGATTTCTTGTTTAGCTATAGTTCTCATCATAGCTTCTGCAATTTTCTGTCCTGTATCTGCGGGTTTTTCGTCCTTAGAACTTTGAACAGTAACTTCTATATTATACACATTACCGCTCGATTGTCCAGTACTATCAGCAGATACACCGAGTTTACCTTGTGAATTTCTCTTTAATGGTAAAATAGCTTCTGGCCCTGCTTCGCCCATTAAACCAGTACCTTTAGCAAATGGGAAAATAGTAGGTTTAGATACTATTGAACCTGAGTAAGCTGAGATACCTGGGCCTGAAAACACACCACCATTAGCATTAGGCCATATTTTAGTAGCACCAGCCCCCCAGAAGTCTGTTCCAGATTTAGAAAAGGTATCTGTAAAAGCAGCACTTTGACCACTACTAAACATATCCCCAATCCCAGACATAGCCCAATTAGCTAAAGGTTTGATAACACTTCTCAAAGCAGCACTAGCCATTTCTTGAGCAATTAACTTCTGAATCTCACCAATCATAGAAGTAATTAAACTAGAGAAAGCTTGTTTAGCTGTCATAGTACCATTAGCAAAACCTGTGAAAGCATTAGTAAAAGAATCTGAGAATACTTTATCAAAATGTTGTGCTACTGCATCCGATGTAAGTCTAAAATTCTCTAATTCTTCTCTTAGTTTCTTTAAAGCACTACGTTCTTTTAAGTCTACTACACCAACAAGTTCTTCAGTCTTAGCTATTTCAAGTTCTTTAATTCTAACAGCTTCTTCCATAGATGCTATTCTAGCTTCATTAGCGGCAGTTATCTGTTGTAAAGCAGTAAACTCACCTATAGCTCCTGTATTTTTAAGAATGTTAGTTCTTTCTAAAGCGGCTTGATAGTCAGCTTCTTGCAAAGCTCGTTTCTCATCTATATCAGCAATAGCACCTTTTAACGCAACATTCCGTCTTTCTATTTCTAAGTTTCTAAGAGCAGCGGTATCTCCGGCAATTTTAAACTTTTCCAGCTTATCCCTATTAGCTACATCAAACTGACCTAAAGCAGCTTCACCACCTCTACCTTGGAAAGCGAGTACTTTAGCTTGTCCTTCTAAAGTCATTGCTTGGTATGCTCTAGTAGCATCAGTCTTTTCAATAATAGTTTTAGTAGCAAGTTTATTAGCCTCAGTTTCAGCTTTAATTAACTCACCATTTAATTTTTGAATCTTAACTTTATCTTTCTGAGCATAAGCTAATTGTAACTCTTGGTTCAGCATTTCTTTCTGAACAGCTAAATCAGTTTCCTGTAACTGCATCTTTTGAGAGAAATAAGTCTCAATAGACATAGCGTTTTGCTGATATAGAATATCTATATTACCTAGAGCTTCTGTAAGGTCAGCTTGTATTTGTTTAGAAGCATTTTTAATTTCTTCTAAAGCCGCTTTATATCTTTCATTAGCAGCTTGTTTTAAATTAGCATCAGTAGGTTTGGGAGGTTTAGT